TCATCGCCGAGCACGGCAACGAACTGCGCGGACGTAAGGTCGAAGGAATTGGCTGACGAAAGGAGGGTAGCCAGCGAATTGCCGAGCGTCGTCGTAGCCTGACCCGACCGGCGCTGAAGCACCAGGTAGGCCCGGATAGCCGCCACCAGTGAGTCCACGGTGACGGCGCCGTTGGACGCCTGATAGACCTGCCAAAGAACGACGTCCAAACCGAGGCGCAGATAGACAAGAAACTCCGCATCAATCACGTTGTGGAGCTGAGACTTGTCAAATTTCTTCGCATCGCCCTCAGTAAGCCGGTAACGCAAACCCGGCTCGAGGACGGTATTCATACACTCATCCAGCCGAGCTGGATCCCGGTCAGACATGAGGAGGACGCCAGGACGAAGGACAGCCGTCAACCGCTTCTTGAGGGCAATGAAGAGAGGCGACCAACAAGCGTTGAGGGCTTGATCATGGTGCACGACGGACTGCGTAGCCAGATACTCCCGCGATGAGGTGTCGTCACCCCGGGACTTCAGACGAGCGCGGACGAGAAGCTTAAACCGCGTTAGGTCATGCTCATCTGACAAAGGGTGGGTAGTGCGCTCCGTGGAGGCCAGAGCAGATGGACCAGCCTTCGAAACCCAATCAGCGAGAAACGCGTCAGTATGGTCAACAGGATGCCTACGATAGTCGTCAAGGACGCGTTCAACGCCCCGAACGCAGAGGGTATGAAACATGCGGTCGACCGAGGCATTAAGCTGGTCGACCGTCTGGGGCGTTTCAACGCGGGCAGTGGTGAAGTTACGCTTCGCGAGAGAGAGAAGCGCTTCACGTTGACCTTGCCCGCGGTCAGGGACAGCGGAGGTGAGGAGTCGGGGAGGAAAAGGGGAGGACTTTGGTTTTTCGACGGACCTAGGGGTACGTAGCTCTGCACGGCCGTCGAAGTTCAACTCGAGGTCCGAGTTGATGAGCTGGAGCTGGTCGAATTCAGGAGAGGTAAGCTGCGTGTCGGGGAACAGGTCAGCGTAGATGGCCCGAATGGTCTCGGCGGGCGCGCAAACCTCCGGAACCCCGGGGGGTACAAACGGGGTGTCGACGGAGACGAGCTCGCTCGCCGCCTGGCGTCAATTGTCGGAAGACGCCGGCGCAGGCGCGAGAACTGACTCCAAGTTGGAGAAGGCCTGCGCGCGCCGAATGAATTCGGTGACCGGATCCTCAACGTTCGGGGGCACATAGTAAACCAACTCTCGGCGGTGACGTGTCAGGGCGACGATGATCTGCGGCACCTGGGAGAAGATTCGATCGCCATGTGACACGCTCAGGCGGATCAAAGCGACCTTGTCCCACGTACCGCCCTGGGATTCCTTAACCGTGCGAACACGCTCGACCTCTTCCTCAGCCGACGTGACTCGATGAGCGGGGAAACGAACACGGAGTTCCGCCTTGTCAGCTTTCTTAAAGCACATGATATGAACGTCGGGCGCTGGATTGGGCCGAGATCTATCAATAGACATGGAGCGAGCCACTGCGTTAGTAGAGAGGAGACCCGGGTAATAAGCCCGCATGCCGAGGGTCACATCGAGTGGACAGCGATGTGTGAGGTTCAGCTGATCGACACTCTGAGGAACCAGCCGCGAATGGCGAAGAATGATGGAGGCCAGGTGTTGATTGTGGAACTGGAGCTGACGGCGATCACCAAACACAAACGCCTCGCCACACTGAGAGAGAGCGACGGCAGCGTAAACCATACCAGCGTGCGGCATCAAAGCCTCATCGACGTAGAGGGCTGAACAGACGCGATGACGGCGACCGAGGAGGTACGAGTCGATCGTGCGGGTGAACTTAGACGGATCACGCTTCGGATAACGCGTGAGGCGCCACTTGATCAACTCATCACGGGCATTACGAGTCTCGGCCAAAGCAACACAATCCGAGGGAACATGCAGACCAGCATGGCGCGTCTTCCCTCCACCCGGAGGCGCCTCGACAAGCCGGATCGGACAGGCCGTGACAAGGCGTCGAGCTCTCGATAAGACGGCGATGAGAGCCAGCTGGTTCATGACGGAGATGGCAGGCCCAGCGATCAAATTCTCAGCGTCTACATCCAGCTGAAACGAGGTGAGAGACGCGGCTCCGGTGGGAAGGAACGAGGTACCATTGAACGCGTGCGAAGCCGCAAACCGATGATTACCAACGATCCGATACAAACCCCGACCATGGCGACGGAAGAAGTAGATCGGCTCGGCTAGGGAGGCAGCACGTTCGACCTGCTCGACGGTGGGACGATCGAATCGAACATAGACTCGCTGGTAAAGAGACACAACGGAGTCATAGTCGATGCGCAGATAGGCGGAAGCCTCGTCGATAGCAGCACAGCGCTCAGCCACCACGGAGTCGGAGGCGGACGCGGCCGGAGCCACCGATAGAGCCGGAGCGACCTCGCATAAATGGCAAGCACCGCCATCCGAACCGGGGTACGGCAAGCCAGCGGCGCACAGGGCAGTGCGGGGGCTAGAGCCAGCATGTTGCTCGCAGACGGCCAATGTGCACGGGTTGTGTACCAGACGATCAACAACCGACGCGATGGGACGAGACTCGACTGGAACGATGGTGGGCAGCACCCGTAGCTGCGCGAATTCAAGGCGGGGGCCGGGAGCGGAACCGTCACCACTGTCCTCAGCGGGAGTCCGGAGGACAGCGAACTCACCCTGAGGGGAGGTGCTGCGAGGGGTAGCGACGGGCAGGTCAGAGTCGGCCGACGCCAAGCCTCCATCCGCATCGTCGTCTACGGCCACCTGCGACACCGCAGGCGCGACGTGAGACACAACCGGCGGCAAGACGGCCGGGGGGGGAAGGAAGGGAAGAACCGGGTCAGGTTCAGGATCGGACAGAGCACGGAGACGCTCCTCAAGACCGTCACCACCAGAGCCGACACACATGGCCTGCCGAGGAGGGGAGACCAAGGCGTCAGAAACCAGCTGCTGGTCGAAGGAATCTGGGACTGCACGGCAAGGCAGAGAGCCGTTACATTCAACCTCGGACGGAGTCAGGGAGTCGATGGTACGGGCGACAAATCCAGCCAACCGATCGTTTACAATCTCCTGCAGACGGCAACCCGACGCCGCGACCACATCGGAAATAAAGACGTCAGGTCTGTCCACAGGTAACTCGCCGGGTGGTGCACGAAAGAACTGGGCAACCAAAAAAAACTCTAGCGAATGACCAAAGGAGGAGTGGAGGAACCGAAGATCAACCTGTCGGGAGCCAGACGCAACGTACATGACGACAGCTAACCAAAAGTCATTAGGGCAAGAACAACGAACAACTAGGTTAACGGGATTTCGGAGCCGACCGAGTATCGCGAGGGCGCTGAGAACCTCCCCATCCGCGGCTAAAGAGACACCGTCAATGTATGCAAGAGCACCGGGCACAAACAGAGGCAGTTGGGCAGACGCGGCAGATAGGAATTCCGACGGAGACAAGTCGCGGCGCATTAAACGGGTCTTTTCGTAAGACTCGCGCGAAGAAACGTGGGCGATCACATAGCGGTTTGCGTCGGGAAAGAAGTAGTCCGCGGCAGCAGCCGAATAAGCGACGTCATCACCGATGTGGAGAGAACCGTGACGCGACCAGGATGAGAAGGGTTCAATATCCAACGACAACTCCATAAACAGGTCTTCGCGCCCATACACACGCATACCGGAGCGCCACGCGGAGGAAACTAGGTTACGGGCGCGGGGACGGAGATCGGCC